GTTACACTTGTCAACAGGGATGTTTTCGAGAAGATCCCTAGACCGTGGTTTGATGTCATTTGGACTGATCACGGCAATGTCATCGGTGAGGATGTTACGTTCTGCGTCCGGTGCATGGAGAATGACATTCCGGTGTTTGTTGACCATGAACTGTCAATGCACATCGGACATATTGGCGTCAAGACCTTTGGATGGGATGACGTGAAACATGGCCCTAGCAACTTACAGCGACCTGAAAACAGCAGTCGCAAACTATCTCGCAAGAAGCGATCTAAGTAGCCAGATTCCTGACTTTATCCGGCTGGCTGAGATCCGTCTGCGTAGGCAGCTTCGCATCCGCGAGATGCTAAAGCTGTCTAGCACGACGATGACTGGTGGTGATAGCACTGTCGGTCTGCCAAGCGACTTCCTCCAGATGCGTAACCTGTATCTGGATGGCAATCCAGAGATCCCCATCGGATACCTGTCTCCTGCTTCGTTCACCAGGAATGCGCGGGTGACTGAGAGCGGCAAGCCTGTCGCCTACACCATCCTGTCAGAGGAAATGCAGTTTGCTCCTGTGGCAGACAGCAACTACACGCTGTGGATGTTGTATTACGCTGCGCCGACGTTTTTGAGTGACAGCACAAGCACGAACACATTTACGAGTGTTTGTCCTGATCTTCTGCTTTATGGTGCGCTGACAGAAGCAGAGCCATATCTGATGAATGATGCCAGGATTCAGACATGGGCGGCATTGTTTCAGCGGTCTTTGCAGGATCTCACTGTATCGGATGAGCAGGCAGAGTATTCTGGCAATCCTATGGTTATGACAGTTCAGAAGAGGTAAATCATGGCTATCACCCAAGCAATGTGTACCAGCTTCAAGACGGAGCTTCTTGGTGGCACACACGATCTTGATACAGATACGATCAAAATCGCGTTGTTCACATCATCGGCCACACTTGGAGCCTCTACAACAGCCTACAGCAGCACGGATGAGGTTGCTAATGGTAACGGGTACACCACCGGAGGAAACACGCTCTCAGGAGCTACAATCTCGTCCAGTGGCACAACTGCGTTTGTAGACTTCTCAGATAGCACTTGGTCAAGTGCATCATTCACTGCTCGCGGTGCATTGATCTACAACAGCAGCAAGTCCAATCGAGCGATTGCTGTGCTTGACTTTGGATCTGACAAGACCAGCACAAATGGTGATTTTGTTGTGCAATTCCCGACTGCTGATGCGTCTAATGCAATCATTCGCATTGCGTAAGAGGTTGGCATGATCAAGATTGACTTCCAGTTTGAAACGCCACACGGCAAGTTTGCTGACGCTCTGCACCTGCCGGAAGATCACACCTTCACCGAGGCAGAGATCCAGGCGATGAAAGAACAGCGCCGGGATAACTGGATTGCTGTCGTCACTGCACCGCCCGTAGAACAGCCGGAAACCACCAAGGAGATTGGTGGTGAGGTCTATCAAAAGCTAGAAGGAGTCCCGCCCTCTGGAGCTAAACTCGTTGAAATCGATGGTGTTTGGTTCTATAGGGTGTAACCGTGGCAGATCGCTATTGGGTCGGTGGTACGGCGAACTGGGATGGCACCGCTGGTACTAAGTGGTCAACAACGTCCGGTGGTGCTGGTGGCGCGTCTGTGCCTACGAGCGCGGATGATGTGTTCTTTGATGCCGCCTCAACCGGTACTTGCACGATCAGCACCGGCAATACCGGGGCTAAGTCAATCAACTGTACGGGGTTCACGGGAACGATTGCGGGTAGTGCAAATATTACTATTGCAGGTAGTGTGACTCTTGTTGCCGGAATGACTTATACGCACACAGGCACCGCAACAATCACAGGTACGAGCACACTTATAACTGCTGGTAAAACTTTTACTAACTTTACTGTTGCTGGCTCTGGAATTACGGTTGCGCTAGGAGATGCAGTTACGGTACGTTCTGGCGGGTCTATAACTGTTACTCAAGGTACATTTAATACCAACGGATACAACGTAAATGCCGCCACTTTAGCGTCATCAAATTCAAACACACGAGCCATAAATTTAGGATCAAGCACGGTAACGTTAACCGGTTCAATTGATTTTGCCACCAGCACCGGGCTTACTTTTACTTCTGGAACATCGCAAATAAACACATCGGGAAACGGAATAGTTTTTAACGGCGGGGGTCAAACTTTTTATAATGTAGCTTTCACCAGCACCAATGCGGGTGGAGCAGCAATCACAGGCGCAAACACGTTTAACAATTTATCTGTAACCGCTTCCGCATCCGCTGGTGTGACGCCGATAACCTTTGACTCCCGCCAAACCATCAACGGCACACTGTCCACAACAGGCACCGCAGGCAACCGCCGAGTCTGGTTTCGTGGAGCTACCTACGGTCTAGCCCAAACTCTCACCATCAACGCCACACCGAGTCTGACAGACGCAGACTTCCGGGACATCTACGTTATCGGCACTGCTGCGCCGATCTCAGGTACTAGGATTGGTGACTTGCGTGGCATCCGTGGGATCACGTTCAGTACGCCTAAGACGGTGTATTGGAATCTTGCTGGCGCACAGAACTGGTCGGCAAACGGATGGTCGGATACAAGCACAGGTACGCCAAACACTAACTTCTTTCCACTCGCGCAGGACACCGCTACGTTCACAAACGCAGGTTCGGTGACGGGCACGATAACGATGAACTCTGCTGTTCCCTACACAGGGACGGTGGATATGTCCGGTCGCACGAGTGCCATGACGCTGGCAATTGGCGCAGCGTTTACGATTTATGGCGACTGGAAAAACGGTTCTGGAACCACATTAAGCACTGCAAACACCTTGATGTTCTCTGGCCGTAACACGCAAACCATCACCAGCGCAGGCAAGACATTTAGCGGCGGCATTACGGTTGACTCCTACAGCGGCACAGTCGAGCTTGCTGATGCCCTGAACATTGGGTCACAAACCCTCACCGTTACCAACGGCACGTTTGACACCAAGAACTTTAATGTCACGGCTGGATCGCTATCGTCTAGTAACTCAAACATCAGGACGATTACGCTTGGGTCGAGTACGGTGACGTTAAGTACTAACCTAATATTCACTATTAGCACAAACCTTACTTTTAATGCCGGAACATCGACAATATCTTGTACGGGGACAATAGGCCAGGCGTTTTCAGGTGGTGGGCAAACTTTTTACGATGTTGCAATAACTAGCAGCGCAGCAAGCGGCGCATCTTCATTTAACAGGGCTAACACTTTTAATAATTTAACAATTACTGCCCCAGCAAGCGCTGGGTTTAGATTTGTAAATATTAGTGATAATCAAACCATCACCGGCACCCTCACCGTCGCCGGAGCATCGCCAATCCGTCGCATCTTTGTCCGCTCAGATACCCTCGGAACTACCCGCACTCTTACCGTAGGCACTCTCTCCGCAACAGACTGCGACTTCCGAGACATCACCATCGCTGGCACAGCAGCGGGATCATCTCCGACCCGAGCAGGTGACTGCGGCGGGAACTCTGGGATCACGTTTCCTGCTGCTAAGACCGTCTACTGGAACCTTGCAGGCGCTCAGAACTGGAGTGCTACGGCGTGGTGTACAGGATCTGGTGGTACACCGGACATCAATCAGTTTCCGCTAGCCCAAGACACGGCGGTGTTTGATAACACAGGCAGCGTGACTGGCACGATCACAATTGACACTGCGTGGAACATCGGCACGTTTGATGCCTCGGCTAGAACGAGTGCAATGACGCTGACAACCAGCACGAATACGCCAACGGTTTACGGTAATTGGCTGTTTGGTACTGGAGTTACATCGAGCAGCACGACCGGTACGATTACTTTTTCCAAGCGCGGTACACAAACCATTACCAGCAACGGCGTTCAGTTTGGATGCCCGGTGATAATTGATTCTGTTTCAGGAATAACACAACTTGCAGATGCCTTATCTGCCGCGAGAATTATAACACTAAATAGCGGCACTTTTGATGCCGTTACTTATAACGTAACACCGTTAGGCTGGACAGCAGATTCTTCGACGTCAGTTAGAACGTTAAAAATGGGGTCAGGAACTTGGACATTGACAGATATAGGCACTGGAATTTGGAGTTTTGCAAACACAACAAACCTAAACTTCTACAAAGGCACCGCCAACATCGTCCTGTCTGACACCAGCACATCTGCTCGTACCTTTGCAGGTGGTGGTCTTTCCTACAACAAACTCACCATCGGTGGAACAACAGGCACATCAACCCTCACAATCACCGGCAACAACCAATTCACCGAACTTGCCTCAACCAAAACCGTAGCGCATACCATCGCTCTAGGCTCAACCACTCAGACCTTCGGCAAGTGGACTGTGACTGGCACTGTCGGCAACGTTGTTACGCTGACGGGTACGGGAACTTCTCACGTTCTCGCTGGCGCATGTACTTCGGGAATTGATTATTTGGCTATCGGAGACATCCGGTTTGCTGCTACGTCTCCGGGTGAGTTCTACGCAGGTGCTAATTCCACGGCTAACGGGGTTCCTGCTGCGCCAACGTATTTGACTGCCAAACCCGCAGATTCAACCCGCTACTGGGTCGGTGGAACGGGCAACTGGTCGGACACTGCGAGATGGTCTACTGGATCTGGTGGTTTGAGTGGCGCATCGGTTCCAAGAAGCCACGACGACGTAGTGTTTGATTCAGCCTCCAACGCGACTGCTTACACTGCTACGGTGAACGCCGTGACCGGCGGCATCAGGATGAAGTCGCTCACCATCGCTGGCCCAGCATCAGGTAACGTGACGCTTGCCGGATCGACTGCGATGGACGGGATTCATGGCAATGTGACACTGCCCGCTACGGGGATGAACAGGACTTATAGTGGAGCGATGACGCTTTCCAGCAACTCGACGGGACTGACGTTCACGACGAACGGTGTGTCGCTGGCTAGTAACATAACGGTAAATGGTGTTGACTGTTCTTGGAGTCTCGGTAGTGCGTTGGATATGGGATCGTCGTCAGCGCTGACGGTTAACAATGGATCAATTGACCTTGCAACTTACAATTTAACTGCGTCACAAATAGTTTCAAACAATGGAAATTCCAGAACAATTGATTTTGGTACAGGAACCACTCAACTTTCTGGTGCTGCGCCAATCAATTTCGGCACCACAGAAACCAACCGAGCTAATCTAACTGTCACAGCAGGCACTTCACAAATAAACCTCTCTGCCAACGGCCCAACATTCTCTGGCAACAACCAGACCTTCTACAACGTCAGCTTTACCGAGACCAGTGCCGGAGCCACCACGATCAACGGTGCAAACAGCTTCAACAACTTGTCTTTTTCTGGTTTAACTGCTCTTGGTCTAAACCAGATAACGCTTACCGCAAATCAAACCATCACTGGCACTTTGACTTTTTCTGCGGGCACAAATGCTGCATATAGACGGTTTATTAGATCTGACATTATTGGTACAACCCGCACACTGACCGTCGCCGCGTTCTCTGGGACTGACGTAGACTTCCGAGACATCACTGTCACCGGAGCAGCGGCTCCGATCTCTGGGACTCGACTAGGTGATGTAAAAGGCAATAGTGGAATTACATTTCCATCACCAAAAACCGTTTATGTTCGCTCGACCGGATCAGATTCCTGGGACTCTTCTACCGGCTGGTCAGCAACATCTGGCGGCGCAGCCGATATTACACAGTTCCCACTCGCTCAAGATACAGTCATCTTTCCTGCGGCAACGTATCCAGCATCTGGCAGCACAATCACAATTAGCCGAGCATACAATATTGGCACGATTGACATGTCCCTTCGGACAAGCAATACGGTGACGCTTGCGATGACGTCAACCTTCACAAACCTAGTTTGTGGCAACTTAATCAATGGCACTGGTACAACGCTGAGTGGCACTGCATCACTTACGTTTGCTGGCCGAGGCAGTCAA